ACACTCATACCCTTCATCTTTAAATTATCAAGCGAGTGTTATTGATAAAGCATATAGCGATGCTGTAGAATATCCAAATCATACATTAAAACAGAATAGATCTTATGATGTTGGTATTATATTGTCAGACATATACGGTAGACAATCTGGTGTTATAACAGCTTCTCTTGAAGGTTTTTCTACAGTATTTAATAACTATAAAGAAAGTGGTTTTTCTGAAGTTTCTCCTTTAGGTGATATAACAACTTGGGTTGGCGATATGCTAAATGTGGATTTTTTCGAAACAATACCAATAACATCGAATTTACAAAACTATCCAGGACTTCATTCAGAATTAAATCCTTTAGGTTGGTTTAGTTACAAAGTAGTTGTTCAACAGAAAGAACAAGATTATTATAACGCCTATATACCAGGTATATTAAGTGGTTATGTTGTAGATGATGGTTCTGGAAACCCTCAATCTATACAAAACTCGGAAATAAATCCAACTTGTCACATAGTTATACATGGTGACAATATAAATAAAATACCAAGAGATTTAAAAGAAGTAGGTCCTAATCAATTTCTATTTAGATCATCCAAGCAAATACTTGGTAATGATGAACCAATAGCAGAACAATTCCAAGAGTTTAGAGATTTAATAGCTAGCGGTGTAGATTTTGCTGGTAACGTGGAAAATTCTAGTGTAAAACTTTTTGGTAGAATTACAAATTTTAATTACACTTCAACTCAAGCTGGTGGTACTGTACCTGGATTAAGAAATAGTAGACAATTTTACCCTTATACTACAAATGGAACACTAAAAGACGAAGTTGTTACAATAGCTAAACTAACAGACTTAGGTCTATTAGCTGGAGACGCTACCGGTTGGGCTTTAGATGGAGACACAACAGATCCTTTAGTCGGTAAATTAATAGTTGAAGATATAACAATAGGTGCTACAGGAACTGGAGCTGCTGGTAATATGTTACCAACTATATCTGTGTATGAAACAGAACCATTTGAATCTCAACTAGATATATATTGGGAGACTACTACAACTGGTTTAATAGAAGAATTAAATAACAATATAATTGCTAATACTACAGAAACAGTTAATTTATTTAGAAGAAACATCAGCCCTTACTCTTCCGCTTGGAACTCACAGTTGTTTAAAACTAATGTTGCGGAAAGTAATAATCCTATATCTTCTCCAGTGAATATTGTTATTAATGATAATATTTTAGGCGCTTTTAATGATCCAGCTGTAACGTTAGCTCCAGATGTTGACACTTCAGCACCAGGAGGCATGTCTTTAGTTGAAGTGAAGGATAACGCGGGTAATGTTGTTACAAATAAATTTAACTTAACTTTAGACGATCCTTTAGGTTATTACAAACTAGAATTAGTCGACTATGTAACTTTTAGCGCTAACCAAAGTGAAAATGAATTTTATTTTACTATTGAAGTAACAGAAGCTCTAACACAAATATCTAGTCAAATAGTAGTAGGTCCTTTTATAATACTTAATATATTACCAAGCTTTCTAACTCCATTTCCTACTCTTGGTACTGGCTCTACAAGTGGTGGTAATATTACATTTAACAACCCTGTTAAAGCAATAAATGGTAGTGCTGATCCAGTAAATAACACTAATGATTTAACATTTATAGTAGAATCTCAAACAGATTCATCAGCAAATCCAGTAAATTATTTCTATACTACACCATCTGGAATTAATGGACAAGTCGCATTAGCAAATAATCCAGCTCCTCAAGATAGCTATGAAATAACATTTAGAGTTATAGACGCTGGTAACGCTAGCGCTGTATCGTCAACAGTAACAGTAAATATATCATAATGGCATTCTCACTAAAAGTAAAATATTATAACTCTTTTTGGTTGAAAAAAGTTACAGCTAAAGCTGTTGATCCAGTCGCTGATCCAGAATTAGATCAAGATCCAGAATGGTGTGATTGGCCTGGTTTACCATGGAATCCTAGCGGTTGGCCGACTTATCCATTTGGACCAAGTCGAACATGGAACACTGACACTGGCGGGGAAGATGAAGTAAGTGCTTATTATTGGTATGTAGAGGAATCTAGAATTAATGGAGGATATAATAATACGAGTGTTGATTTAGGTGCTAAAGCTTATTTAAAAGAAGAAGATACAACAGCTGATAATAGAGATGCATCGTTAATCTATTCTGGTATATATAACTCTAGAACTGGTGTTAATAACACCAATCAGTTCCCATCAGGTGAAGAGATAACAAGAAGTTTAGATCCGCTACAAGGATCAATACAGAAATTACATGCTGAAAATACAGACTTAACTATATTTCAAGAGAACAAAACAAGTAAGGCATTAATAGATAAAGATGCTGTTTATTCAGCTGAGGGTAGCGCATTAACAACTTCAGGTAGATTAGTCATAGGACAAATTATACCTTACTTAGGTGAATATGGTATAAGTAAAAATCCAGAAAGTTTTGCTGTATTTGGTTACAGAAAATATTATACTGATAGATATAGAAATAAAGTTCTTAGATTATCTAGAGATGGTATAACTGAAATATCCAACTATGGTATGCGTGATTATTTTAGAGATCAATTTGCTGAACTATCTGATGATTACCAACAAGTTTTACTAGGACCATACACTTTTGACAATACCGCTACTGGATCAGATAATATATTTGATGTCGGAATAAACGATTGTTGTGAAGCGATACCAGGTGCGGCAATAGCTGTTATTGACGCTACGGATGGTTTTCAAATCTTGAATGTTGAAAACAGTAGTGGTATTAATGGTGACGGAAATCAACAAAGTGCAATACAAGATTGTAGTACAATTTCAAGTGGAGAGGTAATAGTGGATGTTCAAAATGAATGGACGGCTCAATCTATTGCTTACTTAAACAACGCTACAGAAGTTTATTTTGTTATATACCAAAGACAAAGAATAGTTGGTGGTTATGACAACTATAATGATGAATATGTTTTGTCTATACAAAAAGACCCACCTAACTATTCACAAGACACAGATACTTACGATACTTTAGTATATGATGAAGGAGCTAAAGGTTGGGTTAGTTTTTATACTTATAAACCTCAATTTGTAGATAGTTTAAGAGGTAGTTACTACAGTTTTTATGATGGTAAATTATGGAAACATCACGACTTAAATCAAGGTAGAAATACGTTTTATAATACATACAATGATTCAACTATAAGTTTAGTGTTTAATCCTAGTCCATCTATGACTAAAAATTTCAATACTCTTTCTTACGAAGGTAGTAATGGTTGGGAAGCTTTCACAGGTATATCTGATCCACAAGAGTTTGATGATTTAAACGGAATACCAACATCTTATGAAGATGCAATATTGCTAACTAAAAGTTATGAAGAAGGTAAATATACTGATGGAGGTGTGATTTATAGATCTGGGTTCGATCGTAAAGAAAATAGATACGTAGCCAGTATAATTAATAATAATAGAGAGCAAAGAATTGGTGAAATAGTATTTGGTAATCAAATGAGCGGTATAAAAGGCTATTATGTAACTGTTACTCTCAGAACAGACAGCTCAACAGATCTAGCTGGAGCAAAAGAATTATTCGCCGTTTCATCCAACTTTGTAATGTCATCATACTAATTTAATGAAAGATAATTTAATTTTAAATAAAAGAAAAACTATACAAACTCTTCAGGATATATTAATACATAACAACGAAAAATATGATATTAAAGGTGACGGTAAACATATCGTTCACACAAAAGAGTTTCCATTAAAACATACTTTTGCAGATGGTATATATGTAAGACAAATGAACATGGACAAAGGCTCCGCTGTCATTGGTGCTATACATAATCATCTGCATGTATGGTTTCTACTAACAGGTCATTTAATCGTTGCAACTGAGAATACAACAGAAGAGTATATAGCTCCATGTTATAAGCTAGCAAAACCTGGTAGTAAAAGAGTTATATACGCAGTTGAAGATTCAATATTCGTAAACATACACAAGAACCCAAATAATAATGAAAATCTAGATGAGTTGGAAAGCGAAATAGTTTCATTGAATTTTGAAGATTATGAAGAATACATTAAAAATAAATAAATCATGAGTTTTATATTAGTAGGATTAGGCGCTGCTAGTATAGGTATGAGTACATATACAGCTATTAGCCAAAACAAAAAAGCAAAAGACAGAGAAAATGATGCTTATAATCATGAGTTAGAAATAAAGCAATTAGAAGAAAATAGACAAGCTCTTATAAATCCTTACGAAAACATGTCTAATGAATATGCTAATATAGGTGTGGCTACTCAAGCTGCAGAGTTTCAAGCTCAAGAAGCTGATATTGCTTTAGCTAATACTTTAGATACATTAATGGCAACGGGAGCTGGTGCTGGTGGAGCTACAGCTTTAGCGCAAGCAGCATTAAAAAGTAAAATGGGTATATCTGCTAGTATAGAGCAACAAGAAGCTAACAATGAAAAACTAAGAGCTCAAGGTGCTATGGAAGTTCAAAAATTAAAAGCTGGTGGTGAACAATGGAAATGGGCACAGCAAGAAGAAAGACAATTACAAGAGTTAGATAGAGAACAAGCTTTAATGGATAACGATCTACAACAGCAACAGATGCATCAACAAAATGTTTATAACGCAATGGGTAATATAGCTGGAACATTAGGTAGTGTTGCAGGTGGTGTTACTAGCTCAGGAGGATATGAGTTTGATTTAACTCCTGGATCATAAAATAAATAATATGGGAACTTATAGACAACCTGGTGAAATAAAAGTAGCAGACACTTCTGTAATAGGTGAAGGCATGCAAAGCGGTATGGCTGCTGTTGTTAAGTCAATGCAAGCAAATGCTGCTGCACGCAAGAAAAAGAACAATGATCTTATAAACCAAACTAATAAAGATTATAATACTTGGCAAACATCTATTGGTGATGTAAAAAACACTGGAATGCTAGAGTATGATACGCATGGTCAAGATGTTCTTAGAGCTGGTGGAAATGAATACTACAATATAGCTAATGAAATAAATAAAGGTAATATACCATATTCTGAAGGAAAAAACCTATTAAATAATCTTGAAAAGATACCTTCCACAATGTCTAACTTTAATGCTTCAGCTAAAGCTTTTTTTGATGATATGAATGCCGCAATGCAACTACAACCAGGAACAGCAGGTTATGTGGATGTAGACAATTTAGATCCAAGATTAAGTGCTTTGTACAAGGAGTTTAGAGATAACGGTGGTAAGAATATAATGTATGAACCAGATTGGCAGAACGGTAACGTTATGTATAGAATACCAGGAGGTGAAGGGGAAGAAGATGTAGTTTTAAATGGAGCGATGTTTAATAAAACTTCTTATGAAGGCGTTGAAATGATACCTAAAGTTCCTGATTTTAATGCATCGATAGGTAAGTTAGTTGATGGTACTAAAAAAGAATTAAACTATGATTCTGGTTTAAAAGAGACAATTAAAGGAGATACTAAAACAACTCAATATAAAAATCTTACAGGTAGAGATGGGGTGCTTTTAAAGTCAATAGCAGCTAATCCAAATTATTTTGACAAGTACATGTTAAGAACTGATTTTAAAAATAGCTTTGGTTCTTTAATAGACATGTATGGTGATCAATTAAGTAAAGAAGATTTAAACTATGGTGATATACCTTTAGACGGTCAGTGGTTTTACGGCACTAGTCAAGGTTATGAAAACGGTAAACTAACACCAGAAGCTTTAAAGCAAAAACAATTAGGTGACAAACTATTGAGAATGTATGTTGAAGATCCTAATAGTGGTTATTTAGATCCAGGTTCTGGTAGAATTAAAACAGCTGTTATTTATGATAGAACTACTAAAGATGGTAGCGGCACTGGTAGCACTAAAATAGTAGAATCTGATTTCAATAGACTATGGGACGAGGCTAGTAAAAAACAACAATTAGGAACGTTTGGAAGAGGTGGTCAAGTAAGTGCTGGTTTACCTAGATTATTAGAGTATGTAAATAATTTCCAACCAGTTGGAGGTAAGCAATACTTTGATGGTAATATGATGATGGAAAAAATAGAAGAATTAAAAGATCAATACAGCGCTGATCCAACAGCACTTGAGCAATTAGAGTCATATGGAGAACTTGACGCAGATGTGATTTACGAATACAATCCTACTACTATAGTGGATGTAGAATCAAAACCTTTCAAAGCAATAGGTAATATAAATAAAACGGAAGACAGAGCGAGCGTGTTAAAAGTAATTAAGAAAAATTAATAAAATACAATATGCCAATTTATAAAACTGAAGATGGTACAGTATACAATGTTTCTGAAGAAAACATAGACAAATTTGTTCAAGAAAATCCTAGTGCTATTGATGTATCTTCTGGTCCGTATAGTCCTTCTGGTTCTTCTGTAAATCAAAACTATAATTTAGATTTTACGCCACCAGATCCAAGCGTAGAAACAGAAGTAGAAAGAGAGAAGGAGCTTGAAGTAGCTGAGTTAGAAGTTGATGAGCAAGCTGTTAAAATGGGTCAGTTAGGTTTAACTAAACCAACTATAACAACTGAAAGAACTGTTACTACTGATCCACTTTTTATTGATCCGATTGTTGAACCTTCAGAAGATGATGTTAAAAAAGAAATTAACGAAGAGTTTGAGCAATGGAAACAAGAGACTGGATTTGAAGATAGTGAAAATTATCGCAATATGGTTGATAATTTTAATATTGGTATTGGTCCAGATCCTGAAGCTGTAGCCGAAGGAATGTTTACTGCTCAAAAGAAACAAGAGGAAGATGCTAAAATAAAAGAATTATATCCTGAAGCAGATGACGAAGTAATAGACTTATACAAAAAAGGAGTTATAAATAAAGAGGAAATAGAAGACTTTAATGTTAAAACTAGTCACTTTGGATATAACGTTTGGGAAGAAAGCTTTGCTGATGGTAGTATGTTTATTAGTGATCCAGACTTAAAATACAATAGATTAAGTCCTTCGATGTTTAATCCAGTTAAAAATGAAAGTGAACTTTCTCAACTACAACAACAATGGATTGATCATGAAGGTAGCTTAACATATCAAGAAGACATTGATGCTAAAGTAAAAGAAAAAAGACAAAAGTATTATAAAGAAGGTACTGTTGTGTTAAGAAAAGATACACCTGGATATGGTGTATATGCTGTTGGTGCTCCAGGTGTAATAGAAGAATCTAAGTTAATAAAAGAGGCAGAAGAAGAAATAAATGAAAATGCCGAAATGACTACTAGCATGTACGCTACTAAAGAAATGCTGGAGTTAAAAGAAAAAGAAAAAGAGTGGAAGAAACTTAGAGATGAAAAAGGCAATGATGACCCAGAGGTTAAAAAAGCTAAACTACTATATGATATAAAATGGCGTGCTGTAATTGGTGAAGGTCAAGGCGCCGAAACAGGTTCGAAGTTATTTAATGAAGAAACAGAAACTTTTATAAATGACTATGCTAAAAGAAATCCAATACAAGCCGAAGAAAACAAGCAGATCTTAGAACAAGCTAAAGAAGGTAAGACAGATTTAGATCAGTTAAAAGAAGATAGAAATAAACTAATGTACGAGATGGTTGCATTAAATAAACTATTTACTGATCAAGATAGTCCTGTGTTGGGTAAGATAATAGCTGACGGTAGAGATCAAGGCACTTTTAAACAGTTATCTCAAATAGGTAAAGAAGCTTTTTTTAAAAGCAAAACTACTCCTGGAAAAAAGTTTGAAAATGCAGAGCAAGCTTTTGAAACAAAAGGCATAAGCTTTGAAGAAAATTTAAAACGCATGGCAATGGCTGGTAAGCCAGGTGAAAGAATGGCTTATCACTTAACTGGACTACCTGACATAAACGAATACACAGCTTTATATAATGATAAGCTTGCTAAGTTTTTAACTCTTACTAAAGCTATTGAATATAACTATGATCCAGCTTCTATGGAAAGAACTGGTTGGTTTGACGTAATGGGTGAGGCTGTTTTAAATAGAATGACAGGTGGTTTAAAAACTGAAACAGCTAATAAAATAGCGGCAGACTTTGAAGGTGTTATGACTGATTTAGGATATAACATACCTGATAATTTAAAGGAAAGAGCTAAAGTAAGTTTTACTGAGCAAGTTACAGCTGGATTACCAGACTTTATGATGATGATGGGTGTTGTTCATCTAACTGGAGGACCTATAGCTAAAGTCGCATCAAGACTTTTTGGTGGATCATCAAACGCTATTGGTAGATCTTTTGCAAAAGTAGCTTTAGAGTCTAGTAAAGCTAAGGGAGCTGCCCAAGCCGCTGAAGCTATTGCTATAAGTGAATCTAAGTCGTTAGCTTTTGGTTTAGAAATGATGGCTAATGCTGGTACAGAGATAGGCGCTATGTCTGTTTATAATGAAATTTCTGAATTAACTGGTGGTGAAGGAATGCCTTTGTCTATTGCCGCTGGTTTTGGTTTAATGAAGCCTATTAGTAAAAAAATATATAATAGTAAGGTATTAGCGCCAATAATGAAAGGCCAACCTAAAAGTATGATAACCATACCAGTAAGAACTCTTGCGCAGAGAACTGTAACAGGTGTAGGTGCTTCTGGTATAGCTGTAGCTGTAGAATTATTTGACGCTTGGGCTAGAGGTAATCTTGATGAAGAAACATTTAAGCATATAACTAGCTTAGAAAAAGCCGCTATATTAACAACTCAAATGATATTGTCTGGCTATATGTCTCATTCTGTAAATGCACCAGCTCAACTTAGGCGTTTTCAAAAACAATTAAATAAAGAAATATTAGGTTATCAAGGTTCAGATAATGTTGTTGCTATAGCCAAAAAGTATGGTATACGTAATAAGTGGTATACTAACGAAATGCTTGACAATGCTTTCAATAAGAAAAGAAAAGAGTTATTAAACGATCCTAAATATAAAGGTCAATATGATCCAGAGACTGGTGGTGCTTTTATAGGAACAGAATTATCTAAAAAACTATCTGAGTTAGAATATGACGCTAGGACTTTAAGTTTTAATAAAGAACTACAAGCCGTCAAAGCTATGATAACCGAAGCTAATAACCCTAAAAATACATATAACGTTTATCAACAAAAGGCTGCAGAAATAATTAAAACTATATCTGAGCAAAGAGCTAATAACCCTGGTGGTGAAATAAATCTAAGTCCTGAACAAATTGATTTTATCGAAAGATGTCCTAAGACTATACTTGAGTTAGTTATGGGTGGTGATGTTAAGACTGCAGAGACGGCTGTAACTGATTATACAGCAGACATGATAAAGAAAAAGTATTCACAGATGTCTGAGTCTGCTGATGCTATGGGATTTAAAAGAAACAGTGAGCAAAGAACTGAGTTGTTTGATTTACAACAAGAAAGTGAAAATCTACAAGATAAAATAGATAACATAAAAGAAAATAAAGAACAAACAACTAGAATAGTAGAATTAAAACAAGCTCAGCAAAGATTAAAACAAATAGATAGTAGAGTAGATGATCTTATTGTAGAAAATGAAGGATATCTAGAAACTAGAAGACTTGAAGACATAGAGCAATCAAAACAGATATACGCCGAAGCAATTAGCAAAAAGCAAAAAATATCTATTGATAAAGCTAAGCAAATAGTAGAAGAAAACTACAAAACATTTGAGACTACAGAGGAGTTTTTAGAAGCTGCTAAAGAAATAGGAGTTGATGCTACTGGTGCAACTGGATTTTTTATAGAGAAAGGTACTGGTAAAGTATTTATTGATCTTCAAAGAGCTCAAGAAGTAGGTAAGATAACTATTGGTACGCATGAAGTATTACATGCTTTATTAGATCCATATTTAAAAGATCCAGCAGAAGTTAGTAGATTAGTTAAAGAACTTAAAAAGCAATTGTCATTTGAAGAACTAACTGAAGTTCAAAGAAAAATGGATATGCAAAACCAAGATGTTGAAAAAGAATTTTTCAATGCTTTTAACGATGCTATTAAAGATGGTTCAATAGAATATTCTCCTGCTAAAAGTAAAAACTATTTAGGTATTGGAAAAGCTATCACTAATATATTTAAGAAAACTCCAGCTAAAAATGCAGAGTTTAATAGTGGTAAAGATGTATATGAGTTTATAAAAAACTATACTGAAGGTGAATTAGGTTTTGTACCAAAAGAAAGAAAAGCTACTGAGCCAGTTAAAATGGCTGCTTCTAAAGACATAATGTCTGAACAAGTAAGAAAGATCCAAGACAAAGCTATTGCTAAAACGAAAGAATGGAAAGCTGCTGAAGGTGAAAAGAAAGCAGAGTTACTTGCTGAGTTAAAAGAAATCAATGCTGAAAAACAAGAAGTAATTCAAGCTGAAAACAAAGCGACAGAGGAATTTAACGCGAAGGAAAGAAGTAAGCTAGTAAAAAAATTTGGTAAAGATAAAGGTAATAGATTAGCAGATCAAAATGAAATTATAAATGAACTAGTTGAAGGCGGTAGAGATGTAGATGGTAATTATAAAATGACCAAAGAACAGTGGAATAATACTGGTATTAAAAAAGCTTATGAAGCTTTAAATAAAGGTAAATTAGATCCTCTATTCAAAGGAGATTTAACAGGTGATAATGTATTTGGTAAATCTTTTGAAGAGTTTAACTCTGAGATGAGAGATAAAATAACCAACGAACTTATTAAGTTTAATCCAGAAAAGAACAATAGTTTAATAGGTTATTTAAATCCTTTAATTAAGTTTAGAAGAGGCGATGTTATAAAGGAGTTTAAGAAAACAGAATTTACTAAGTCATTAGATGTTGCTGCTGGAGAAGTTGGAGCTGTAAAAGAAACTGGAGCTGAGAGCGGTGTTGAAGCTAGAATGGATGCTGAAGCTAGACAAAAAGTAGTTAAGTCTACAGCTAAGAAAGTTGTAAATCTAAGTGGTGAAAAGCAAGCAGAAGTAATGGATGCTGTTGCTGACATCGTAAAAGAACAACTACCTAATATTAAAAAAGGTGATTATACTTTTTTTCAAAGAAAAAGAAAGGGAGAAAAACCTGGTCCAAGATTTACTGAAGTTGTACAAGAGAAACTTAAAAAAGACATACTAGAAAATATACCTAAGAGTGGTGGAGCTGGTAAAATTAAACCAGAATACAGAAAGTTTTTAGAAGATAAGTTAGCACCAGAACTTCTTAAAATAAATAAAGAAAATCCTGAGTTACTAAGAAACAGAAAGTGGGATATATTTTATGAAGAGGTTGGTAAGTACACTTTCGCAGAAGCTAAAAAAGCTCCAGCGCAAGAGCGTATAACTGATATAGCTTCTCAACGAGCTAAGTATAGACAGAAAAATCCTACACCAAAAGAAATAGCTGATTATTTAACTACTAAAGGTAGACCTAACGAAATGAGGTTAGCTGTTGGAAAGTTATTAGCAGAGAAAATAGCTAAAGACGCTTTATCTACAGCTCTTGTTGAAAGCAAAAGACTAACTGAAGCAGAAAAGTTATTGATTGAAGGTGAAAGTGCTATTAATAAAATAGCAGATAAAATAGGTGTTGATCCAACTGTTAGTTTTTCTAAAGAAATAGCTTTATCTCAAACTAAAAACTTTGCTGAGTTAGTAAAAGGTATAGAAAACCAAAGGGAGAACTTAGGTAAAATTGTAAGTAAAATAAAGACATTAAAAAACTCTGAAAAAAATTTAGAAATATATACTGAAAATGTATACGAGTTTATGCACGCTTTGTCTAATGATATTGCGCCTATAGAAACGTTGACTAATAAACTATTTGGAGAAAAAGGAATACAGAAAGGTATATTAGATCTTATAAATAAAGAATGGTCAAAAGTTATTGAACAAGCGCCTACGCTAAAAGAAGGTCTTAAAAAAGTTACAGCAGAAGATTTACAAAAGTATCTAGAAAACTCCTATATAGAGCAAACGTTTAAAGAAGGCAACACTAGTGAACTACTTGGTAATACGGAGACTGATATGTTTAATAGTAGTGAAAGAGTATATAGTTTTACTAATTCACTTATTAAGCTAAACAGAAATAGATACGAAAACTACAAAAATAATTATGACTTTGTACAAGATATTTTACAAAGATATAAAAATGGTTTAGCAGGTAATGCTAGACTTGGTAATGCAAGTTTGAATTGGGTTGATGGTTTATTAGTTGCTACTGGAATAAAGAAAAGTAGTTCTAGAGATGGTATATTTTATAATCAACAACAACTTCTTGATATTTTAGTTAAACCAATACTTGGTGAAAAAGTTTTTAATGAGTCTGTTAAAGTAGAAAGAGGTCCCAAAGGTGATATAAAAAGTGTAACAGTTGATGGTAAAAAAGTTGAAACAAAAAGCTTTGCTCAATCCTCGCAAGCCACTAAAAAGTTTCTTAAAAATTTTGAAGGTCAATCTATAGAAGAAGGTGCTAAGTTAAATGATAAGTTAAAACAAGATTTAAAATTAAGTAAAGAGTATGCTGATCTAAATAAAGAAATAATAATAGAAGATGTTTCAGGTTTAAAAGAGTTATTAGAAAAAGGAGAAGTAGATATTAGAGATATTGACATGTATATGAAAACTCTTGTTAGTAATATGAACTCTCCATTAAGAGCGGCTTATCATGTAGATAGTTTTATACCTAGTAAATCTAAAAACTATAAAGACTATGTTTATGAACATAACCCACCTGTTAGAACTATTCAAGTTGAACTTGCTAGATTTGTCAAAGGTGAAATAACAGAGGCACAACTAAGAGATATATTTAAAGATACTTCAGCTAGTATAATACCTGAAACTATAGATAAAATAGTAAACTTAAGATATCAAGAAAGCAAACCCTTGGAGTATACATCGAGATGGGATAGATACTTAAACGAGTTTACTTATGGAATGTTCAAAGAACCTATTATTACTTTTGAAAATGGAAGAGTTAAAAAAATAGGAGAGTATCAAGCCAATGCGTATGCTGAAGTACAAAAAGCTATTAAAGCTAATTTAGAAGTTCAACCTTCATATTCTAAAGATATACCAAGAAACGCAGCATCTCAAACTAAAAACGCTGAGATGTTTGATAAAGCTTTAGATAATGCTAGAAAAAGAAATCAAACACCTAAAAAAGCTAGAGTATTTGATTTTGATGACACATTAGCTAGAACAAACAGTAGAGTTATATATAGTAAACCTAACACCACTGGTAAACCATCAACTAAACTTAAAGCAGTTGTATTAGCTGGTGGTCCTGGTAGTGGTAAATCTAGTATTGTAAAAGGTTTAGGTTTAGAAAAGCAAGGTTATAAAATTGTTAATCAAGATATATCACTTGAGTGGGCTAAGAAATTAGTTGGACTTTCTGAAGTTGAAGCTAATTACGATGCTGTTCAAAGGTCAGTAAGATCTGAAATGGGTGCGTTGGCTAAAAAAATAGCTGATACAAAGTTAGATAAATTTACTACTAGAGGTGACGGTGTTATATTAGATGGTACTGGAGCTTCATTAAAGGCCACGAGGGCTAAGGTAGAGGCACTTAAGGATCAAGGATATGACGTTAAGATGATTTATGTTGAGACGTCAAAAGATGTTGCATTAGAACGTAACAGAGCGCGTAAAGAGAGATCATTAAAAGATTTTATTGTTGAAACTACTTGGGATAAGGTTAATGCTAATAAGGCAGAATACGCGAAAGAATTTGGTGAAGACTTTTTTGAGGTTAACACAGATAACTTAAAACCAGGTGAAGTACCAACAGAGTTTGTTCAAGCTGTAAATGAAAGATTAAACGCTACTGAAAGAGGTAAACTTCAAGCTGGTGGTTTTGCAGAGTTAGGAGATAAGTTAGCTGGTGAGGGTGCGCAATTTGATTTTAGAGAATTTTCAAAAGTAATCGAAGGTAAAGAAGGTCCATTACTTAATGTAGCTAAAATGATTAATGAAGCTAAAGGTGATCGTAACATGTTTGTATTAACTGCTCGTCCACCTGAAGCAGCTGCATCTATACATGAGTTCTTAAAATCTATGGGATTAGATATACCTATAGAAAATATAACTGGATTAGCTGATGGTGCACCTGCTGCTAAGGCAAGATGGATGGTTGAAAAAGCCGCTGAAGGTTATAATGACTTTTATTTTGCTGATGATCACATCGGAAATGTTCAAGCTGTAGGTCAAGCTTTAAAAGGTTTACAAGTAAAATCTAAAGTACAAAGAGCTAAACCTAAAGAATTACCTAGCGAAGAAAAACTTACACAAGACTTAAATAAAGAGTTAAGTAAAAACTCTGGTAAAGATGTTAGCTTTAGCTTTGACACTAAAAAAGAATTAGACTGGAAGAAAACTAAAGAGTTTTATAGAAATGAATTTAATACCTCAACAGAAGTTGGTGGTCAAAAAGTTAATATAAGACTAACTGAAGTAGAAAAAGGTTCTTGGGAATTAGACTTTGGAGTTGGGGAAAAGAAATTTCAAGACTCAATAGGTAAGTTAGGCATAACAGGTAAAGGAGATGCTTATAGAATATTTAGTGTTGTTGGTAATGGAGTAACTGATTTAATAAATAGACAAGGTTTAAAAGAAATAAACTTTTCAGCTTTAGAACCAAGCAGAGCTAGAGTTTATGAAACATTTACTAAACTGTGGGCTAAAAGATTAGGTTGGCAGTTTGAAGCTGATGTCTATTTAGATGGCAGCGGATCTTATACTATATCTAAACCTGGTTATAAATCCGCTAGGTTATCCGGTAAACCCGATACAACAAGTGGTAAATTGAAAGGTAAAAAAGCTAGCTTTAGTTTAGATACGAAAAGAGATTTAAAATGGAAACAACATAAAGAAAATGATAGAACTTTTATAAGTAAGTTTAAGATAGGCGACAAGAAGTATGAAGTTATTTTAGCAGATGCTAGTGGTAGAGGTAACGTGGAATTTGCATTTGCTAGAGTTGTTGGAAAAGATAGAGTGTTTGATATGATTGGTGACGGTAACGCTTACGAGGTTGTAAGCATAGTTACTAACGGGTTAGTTGATCTTATTAAGTCAAATAAAATACCTATTAAAGAAATAGTATTTTCAGCTGACAGACCTAGTAGAAGTAAAGTGTATGAACGTATAGCTAAAATGTGGGCTGACGAACTTGGATGGAATATGAAACGTTACGAGGGTTACAGTGAAACTGGAGCTGACTTCGCAATATCTAGACAAGAGTGGGCTCAAAAGTTGATTGACCAAAAGGTAGATAGACGTGGATTTGAAATGCAAGCTTCAGATCCTGCTCCAAAAGATTTTGAAACAATTGAACCATTTACTCTTGAAGAACAAGCTGCTGTAAGAGAGGTATTACAAAGTCAACAAACCGCAGGTGTAAGACAAGTGTTAAATCAAGTTGATATAAAAGGTGAAGTTCAACAAGAGAGAGCTTCATTTAGTAAAGATGTAGATAGAGAGTTTAATGAGTTGCTAGAAAGTAGCACTGGTGTTGAAGCTTATAAAGAGTTTTCACCCGCTAAAGCAGAAGTAATAGGTGCTAAAAAAGGTAGACGTAAATTTTTTATACCACCATCAGCTGAAGATTTCTTAGGTTTATTATATCCTACACTTGGTAAAGGTAAAACAGGTGAAGCTAACATGGACTGGTATAATAAACACTTATTTAAACCATACAGTAGAGCGACAGCTAATTTAAGTACAGACAGAGCAAATTTAATGACTGACTTTAAAGCGTTAAAGAAACAACTAAACGTACCTAAAGATTTACGTAAAACAACTAAGTCTGGTTTTACAAATGAACAAGCTGTTAGAGTTTATTTATGGAATAAAACTGGTAAGGAAATACCTGGACTTTCTAAAACTGATTTAGCAGAGTTAAATAAAATTATTGAAAAAGATCCTAACTTAGAAGCTTTTGCTAATCAAATATTAGAGATAACTAAAGGTGATGGTTACTCTGAACCTGGTAGACATTGGCTAAGTGGTACAATTACAACTGATCTTATAGACTTATTGAATACTACAAAGAGAAATAAATATCTAGCTGAGTGGAATGAAAATGTTAAACTTATTTTCTCACCAAAAAATTTAAATAAGTTAGAAGCTATATACGGTAGTAAATATAGAGAAGCTTTAGAGAACAGTTTAGCTAGAATGAAAGCTGGTAAAAATAGGATTGAAGGAGGTAATAGATTGAGTAATGGTGTTCTTAATTACATAAACCAAGGACAAGGAGCTATTATGTTTACTAACATGAGATCAGCTTTATTACAGACTATATCTTCTGTTAACTATGTTAACTGGAGTTTTAATAATCCTTATAGAGCTGGTAAAGCATTTGCTAATCAACCACAATACTGGAAAGACTTTTATAAGTTAATAAACTCTGATTATCTAGTTGATAGACGTAATGGTTTGAAATTAAACATTAGTGAAAATGAAATAGCTGACGCCGCTAAAACATCCACTAATAAAGCTAAAGCTGTTCTTAACTACATTATAGAAAAAGGTTATTTACCTACTAAGTTTGCTGATAGTTTTGCTATAGCTTCTGGTGGAGCTACGTTTTATAGAAATAGGATAAAAGATTTAATGAAGAAGTTTCCTGACATGGAACTAAGTAAAGCAGAAGAAATAGCTTTTGAAGAATTTAGAAATGTTTCAGAAGCATCTCAACAATCATCTGATCCTGGTAAGATATCACAACAGCAAGCAAGTGATATTGGTAGAGTAATGCTACAGTTTGTTAACACTCCTATGCAGTATGCTAGATTACAGAAAAGATCTTTTCAAGATTTAATGAATGGTAGAGGTGATAAAAAAGAGCATATATCTAAAATAATTTACTACGGTGTTGCTCAAAACATTTGGTTTAACTTCTTCCAACAAGGTGCTTTCATGTTAGGGTTTGGAGATAACACAGAAGAAGAATGGCAAAAGCGAGAGTTTGGTATTGTTAATAGCATGCTTGATAATATACTTAGAGGTATTGGTTTAGCTGGTATGACTGTATCTGTTCTTAAAAACACAGGTATAGACATATACGAAAGAAGCAAGAAAGACAGACCTGAATATGTAGACGCGTGGCAAGAGTTATTAGGTTTTTCACCAGCAATAAAAAGTAAATTACAACAGTTTCAAGGAGCCGGTAGAATATGGGATAAACACTCTGATGAGATATTTGAAAAAGGATTTAGCTTAGATAATCCAGCTTGGAGATCGTTAGCTAAGGTTGTACAAGGAGCTACTGCTTTACCTTTAGAGAGGTTGTTTCAGAAAGCTGATAATTTATCCGCTGCGTTTGATGGTGAACATGAAGCTTGGCAATCAACAGCTATGGTATTAGGTTGGCCTGAGTGGCAATTGCTATCTCAAGATGAGAAAGACTTTAACTATGCTAAAGAAAACCCTGACGTATATTCTAAGAAACAACAAGTTGAAATATTAGAGAAGTTTGGTTTAAATGAAAAGCAAATAAAAGAATTAAAGACTGAGGATCAGAGAGTAGAAGAAATACTTAGGTTGCAGAAAAAGAATAAAAAGTTTTACAAACCTAAAACAACTAAAGAGCAAATTGAAAAACAAAAGTTGTACTACGATTATACTAAAGTAGAACAAACTACAATATTAAGAAAACACGGTTATAGCGTTAACTATATTAAAAAGAAATTAAAAACTGAAGAGCAAAGAGTTGAAGCTATTATGGAAGCCGAAAAAAGAAATAATAAAAAATATAAACCTTAAATTATGGGATACGGAAAAAAGAAAACAATGTCAAAAGCTAAAGCTTCTAAAAAACCTAAAGATAAAAAGAAACCATACAAAAAGAAAAAGTAATGGCTAAAATGAAAACTAAAAGAAAGGGTAAGAAAAGCCCTTGCTGGAAAGGATATGAAATGATAGGTATGAAAAACAAAGGTGGACGTAAAGTGCCTAACTGTGTACCTGTTAAAAAGAAAAAGAAATGAGTAAGATGAGTTCTAACGCTAGATATGAAAAGCGTAATAGGAAAATGCGAGCTAAACATAAAAAAGAAACTGGTAAGACTTTAGGTAAAAGACAGACCAGCGGTAAGGGTAAACGTAGAATATCATTTGCTTGTAGATTTGCTGGAATGAAAGGTAGTATGAAAAAGAAAAATGGAGAACCATCTAATTACGCTATGGCTTTGAAGAAGTGGGGATTTGGAAGTAGAGAAGCTGCAAGTAAGTTCTGCAATAACAATAAAGCTAAAAAATAAGGAACATAAAAAATGGGCACCATACCCAAAGTTCCTGTAACCAAAGGGAGGTATTTAAACCTCCCTTTTTTTATTTAAACTATTTCGCAAGCACCACCAACGCAAGCTAATTCACCTGAAAGATCTGTGTTATCTTCAGTCTCTGAGATTTTAGATAGATCAATATCTTCTAATTGTTTCATCATCTCATTGTACTCACTAGCTTTTATATCTTCAAAAGGTGCTTGAACATAAGTACCACCATCGTAAGGTAATACAGATAAACCATTGTAGTAATCTCTGTTATCCCACATCCATTCACCAGCTGCCTCCCATTCATTTTCTTTTAATGATACTGTAGCTGATACATTGTGAGTGTTACTTCCTCTTCTGTGACCAGTTCTCACCCACTCAGTAGCGATCTTCTTTATACGATCTAATAGTTGAAATGGTGATTCAGTTCTAAGTATTGCACCAGCTGGAGCTTTCTGTGGAATAGATATTACTGCTGTATCGTGAGGACGGAAATAATCATCTTCAATTAATGTAGGATGGTTTTTAGCTATATAACTATATATAGATTCATTTTTACCTACGCGGATCCTACGTACATAGTATTTGTTATGCCATGCATGAATACCCGATGATGTTCCTAATGTCAGAGATGTCGTCCCTGCAGGCTTTACGGTTGTCGTACGTGCTGATGTTTTTATACCAATCAACTTTGCAACTCTTGCATTCTCTTTTTTAACGACTTCAGCAGCTTTAGCCATATCTAAACCTAACACAGCACCTGAAGCAATACCAGTCATACTAACACCAATCAATGCTTCTTTCTCTGTAGTCTCTCTCCATACGTCTCTTAAGTAGTGAAAGTCTGTATAACCCGCTTGTAACGTACCTATAAACGCTGCAGCTTTAACTCTTGATTCATAATCTTCTTGATCAACAATATCTGAAGCATTAACTTCACATAAGTTACAGAATTGATATGGACGTAAAGCTATTTCACAACATGGATTAGTTCCCCAATCTTTATCATTATTTAAGTATATACCAGGTTCACCAGCTCCAGAAAGTTCTACACGTTTCCATATATCCATAAAAAACTCTTTAGTTATCTTATGTCTCATTAATACAGCTGAATTATTAGCTCTACCTCTTTGTGGATCAGTTTCCCACCAGTTACCAGACTTACATGCTATCATTTCATTATCATCTGCAGAGAACAAAGCTATTAAAGCCGCTCTACGAATACCACCAGCTAACACAGCATCAGCAATATGACAAACCATATCATGTACTTCAACTGTCGTAAGTTGATCACCATCTTCTTTTTGATCAAGCATACCGGTTAGTTTTACAATACATTCTTTCAATGGTTGAGGACCTGGAGCTTTACCACCTGAAGTTACAAGTTGCGCTCCCTTAGGGCGGATGTCTGAGTAGTCAAATTCAATACGTGAACTCTTACCATTTAAATAAGACTTCATTAATACTTTAATAGCGTCAGCCCAACCTTCTATTGAGTCACCAATTAAAAATCTACGTTTACGTTTTGGATATGGTTTATTAACAGGTGGTAGTTTAGCTACGTGATGTCTCTGTACTGAGTAACCTATACCAGTACCACCTAATAATAAAAACATTATCTCGCTAAAAGCGTCAACAGTCTCAACAGGTAAGTAAGCGCAATTATAAATTCTATTAGGAGATATTTCAATCGGCTTACCACCGAATTGCATGCTACGCATTGAAGGTAAAATCTTTTTGTCATACACTAACTTGTAATTGTCTCTTATTTGCTCTTCTAGTTTTGGATATTTCTTTATATGCATGTTCATATTCCTCGTCACTAATTCATCCCACGTTTCTCTTCGATTTAATTCCGGTATATACTTAGCATACTTCATATATACTGTAATATCTGACAAAATTCTATTTGATACCTCCATTATTTTTGTATTCTTTTCTCGTTAACACCATCTGAGTAGATATCAATAACTACTCCTTTATAATTCTCATCTACCTCTTGACCAGTGAGGTTAATTACTTTCTCTAAAAATCTTCTTTTAGGTTTTACAACAACAGCGATAGGATTGAAGTATTCATAATCACCATTATAGTCAGTTTGTTTTAACCTATAATAATTAATACCTATAATTGGGTTTTCATCAAACGCGCTATATGACATTTCGTTATTGTGATTACCATTTCCTGGAACTGTAGTTAACTCCTCCCAGTCATAGCAATCAAATGATCTATCAATAGTAAAGTAGTTGTTATTAACTTCAGACAATACAGTCCATTCAACTATAACACCGTCTTGAGCTGGATAACCAACAAAAGACTTTAAAGTAATAGGCAATGGACCTGATAATGTTTTTATATATATTATAAAACCACTTCTACTAACACTAAGATCTGAGCTCCACAATAAAGTTAAAGCTCCAGAAGGATGTGAACTTTCTATAATAGGAGGTAGAGTTGTTCCACAATACCTACCTATTAGACTATCAAATGTTTCACCATGGTATACTTCTAAATAATCCCAACCACAGTTAGACGCTTCAAATTCTACATCGAAATCAATAAATTCAAATGAAGTATACCCTACAGTTGGGTAAACTGTTAAGGCTCCTAGTCCATCATTTTTATAATTACCTGTATAACCGTCGTCATACAATAAAGCATCGTCAACAGTCCATTCGTACCAAAGACCATCTGCTGGCATTAGTCCTACAGTTTGACCACATGTTTGCTCGCATAAACCTAAAAAGAAAGCTATTAAAAACAACCAAAAGGTTTTAAGTGGGTAGTTCGTCTTTTTCTTTTTCATTTTTAGTTAAGGATTCTTTAAGTTTTTCTAATGCCTCGTCATACCCAGGCATTAGTTTAATTGTTTCTAAAGTTCCAACTCCTAACTCTCTAAGATGCATCAGCTCATTAATCATTTGCTGAATAACTCTATTAGTAGCCTCAACTTTATTTTTCATTTCTAATAATGTTTGCTCTTTCATTTAATTATGGTAAATTGTTAAACATATATCAATCAAAAAAGGTAAGTATAAAACGTGATCAGTTCTTGACTTTTGTTTATAGGTTCTAATACCTAATAATAGCCCAGTGTAAAAACCTATACTAAGACCCCATTCACTGTTTATATTTTTCTTCATATTCTTTTAGTTCGCTGAGTTTTAAATAACCTTTTTGGTCAACACTCCATTTAATAAATTTTTCTATTTGACGTTCTCTATATTTACGTCTTGCCTTTTCTTTCGACTTCCAATTATTAACTTTATCGTCTCGTCGCATTCTTTTTGATTTTGTGGTTTGTACAGTTTAACCTTTGGTAAATTCTTAACAACATAAGCTTTAAATAGCTTCCAACGTATAGGAAAAGACTCATTGGGTCTACCCTTACATTCGATGATAAAGCCAGTTCCCACAAAGTCCGGTGTATAATTAATACTACGTACTTTCGTATTTCCTCTATTTTTATATTCACCTTTGCTATTTGCTTGTCGTTCGTATGCTTCACATTTAAATTGAAATGCTGGCATAATCTCATAGGTTTTACCTTCATATTTAGCTTTTATATTAGCTTCTTTTAAAGCTTTGTACATATAAGCTTCAAGTCCTGAAGAGAAAGAAATACCGTCAACGACGGTTTTCTTTGCTCTAACTGGACCTTTCTTTTTCTTTTTACCCCGCCACATCTGTTACGTAATAAGGTAAACCTTGGCTTTCGCCTCTGAAAAAGCTACCATCATTTTTTCTTTCTGCTAGCTCTTCACGTGCAGCTTGTATATATAATACTGCATCCATTAATTCTTCCTGTACATCGTTAAGATAACCTAACAAGTCTTTATGACCACCAGTTCTCTCATCATGTAACGTTTTACCGTACTTTTCAAAACCAACATCTGATCTTGATACAAACTTATCTACTACACTTTCGACAACTGGATCTCTAAATTTAATTGTTTTCTCTTTCATATTAATTATCTTTTACAAATGTTCCGTTAACCATTTTACCTGTACGCTTAGATATAACTTCATAAGCTGAATCAATACAATGCTCAACAGTTGTACCGCCTAAGTGTGCCATGTTAGTTAATACTACAATCATATCACCAATAGCATCTATAAATTCAGTCTTATCATCTTTAAGCACAGCTCTACCAAGCTCACCAGCTTCCTCCATTAATTTACAAAACTGAGTTTTAGTATCGCCTTTATCATATAAACCTCTTTGTTTAGCCCATGATCTTATATTATCAAATCTATCGTTATTAGGGTCAACTGATTTAAAGTCATCATCTTTAGATACTAATTCAGCTTTTAACGCGGCTATAAACTCTTTATTTCGTTCTGCAACTTTATTAGATACATTTTCATATTTATTTAATATCTCTTCAAAGAAAGCTTTATTGTAAATATAACTTCTGTTTTCATCGTACATAGATGTTTTAGCATTTTCTATTATCCATTTAACTGAATCCATGTTAAGTGTAAATGTACCAAAAGCTGTTTCCCAACTTTTACCTAAATTATCCATCAATCTACCTTTCAACTTGTTAAGTGGTACTGGAAAAGTAGATGTCATCTCTGTTGCGTTTATTTTCATATTATCAAATAAGTCTTTATATAATTTTCTGTCAACCTTATAGCCATAAGACTGTTGAAGTTCTATCTCACGTTTAGATATATAATCTATATCTTCACTCTGATCAAGAACTTCATACTCGTCTGACTTATAGCCTTGTTGTTTTGTAACCCTATCTTTAAGATTACTTGTCACACCGATCTTTTTACCCGGTATGTGGTATAAATAATAAGTCATTTTATTTAATTTATTTATAATGTTCGGATCGCTTTTGTAAAAAGCTTTCTTCGTTTGGTTTATCTTTACCTAAGTCTTTCCAATATATATGCATGTTATGTGCAAAATGGTAATATTCCCCAACGTCAATAGACAGTCTCTCTGCAATCATTTTTTGTAATTGTGAAAAACAATACTGATCGTTACAGAAACCGTACCAGAGATCATTAGATCGCATCGTAACACACATATTCAGTTTACAATTGTATATCGAAAACTGTATTGCGGTTGTGCATGGAGTGTCATTTTCATATTCATGTATTTCTTTACCGTCATATATAGATATTACAGCTTGACGCGTCTCTTGGTTGTTTTGTAATTTAGCTACAACCTTATCTAATTGAAACCCTCTATCCCATTGATAACCGTAATTAGAATTAACATTACCATATTTATCAGCCATATTAATCCATATCTTAGGTATCATACCATGTATTTTTCCTAATTTGTGTATATCACGATCACCAGTTAAATACCACAACCATTCAGAATGAGCATATTTGTGACTCCACTTTCTGAAATCTGTATTTATTAAATTATCTGTTGGTTTATCTATTGTAAAACCTACATTGAATATGGTGTTAGTTCTGTCAAACGGTTTGCCCCATCCACTTATGTAATCGTAATAATACTCAAATGCATCTTGTGCTGTTAAAAAATTATTCCTCATCTTTATTATATTTATCGTAGTAAAATCTATATAGCTCAAACATTTTAGGGTAAAGTTCTGTTGGTCCATACTCTTTTGGACTTGTTATTTTCTTACCATTAACTTCAACCTCTAAAGTCCAGCTTTTATTAGCATAACCTGGTCCACAAGCAAATGCTCTTATGTATATGCCTTTTCTTAAACACCAAGAGTAACTGGCTAATGTCATATCATCACCCCAAGGTGGTGGTGTCATTACAGGTGTTTTACTCTTTGGCATCTACTTGTTGTTTTAATTCAGTGTATTGTGGACACTGCTTACATGGTTTAGTTTTCTTAGCAGGTGAACAACCTACTAATAACAATATTAAAAATAATCTATTCATCTTTGTTTTGGTTTAGTGATTTAGGTTCTCTATCTACTTGTATCTCATATTTATCATATATAGCTTGTATCTCTTTATTACATTCATCAAACTGTTCTTTAGATACATTACCTATAATATTCCATTTATTAAAATACTTCATTTTAACTTCAGATATCTCAGTTTCTGCTAGTTGCATTGTCTTAAACCAAGTATCTCTTTTATCTGCCCAATGGCTATAATCTTCTTTACTCATCGTTTTGGTTTTAAGCAAATGCTATTAATAATATAGATAGTAAGCTTGCAATGAATAAAGCTGCTACTAATCCTAAAAGAACTAAACCTATCATTGCTAATATAAACTTAATTATTTTCTTTATTCCCATGGCATTTTCTCATCTAATTCTGGTTGTACTTCTGGAATGAAGCATCCTGATCTGTGTTCCCACGTGAAGAAGGCTTCACCTTGGTTTTCTCCAAGATTTTGGAATTTAACCTTAAGAACTTTAACTTTAGTCGTTTTCGCTTCATAGTCCCTATGTACCAGAAGACCGTGGTAGCTTGCATCGTACCATTCACCACCACCTTTGATATTGTACATAGTTGGTTCTTCAATTTTTCCATCGCTGTTTTTATACATTTTAGTTGGATGTGCAACGATGAATACAAGTACATCGTACTTTTTAGCAAACGTTTCGATCTTAGTTAAATACTCCATAGTATATCTGTTGACGTCCTCTGTTTGGCAGTCGACATCTCTCACCTTGTTAAATGGATCTATCACTAGACATTTAATACCTTTACGCTTAACTAATTCAGCACCTTTACGTAGTACAGATTCTAAAGTATATCTTTCCATATCAATGAAAAAGAAATTACTATTAATATGATCTGCAATTGTATTCCACTTATCGCCACCTATGTGACCTTTGTTAGGCATATCACCCCATACTTTCCTCATTAGTTTATGAGCATGTAAAAATGTAGGTGCATTTTCAGGTGACGCAAACGCTGTTTTCCATCCGTAGTTTTTATTGTAACCTACACACATCTGATCCACCCAGTCTGATTTACCTGATGAAGGTATACCTGTAACTGTAATAAATTGACCTGTGTATGTACTAAATATATCATCAAAGTTTTCTAAACCTATTTGAAAACCTGGTTTGAAACCATTTTCAACAAAGTCTGTAACTTCGTCTTCTATATCTTTAAATGTTGTAACATTTTCTAATGGAACTGGTTTGGCTTTTAAGATTCTTTCTTTAAGAGCTTTTTTACCATGATGTAATAAATATTCATTCGCATCTTTAAGATCGCCAAAGTCTGCTAAATAACATACCTCAGCACCTAATCTACGAATTAACTCTCTCTGTAAAGCTTGACCAGCTTCATCTGAATCGACAGCTAGTATAATCTTATCTTTATTTTCAAAGTAATCTATACAACTATCAAGATAATCTAAGTTATTAGAATTTAAGGTTGCGCCATTTGGAACTGATACAGCATTAGTAATACCAGCTTCATACAAAGCTAATACATCCATTTCTCCTTCAGTTATAACACACCAATCATGATTAACTATATTATCTATGTTAAAAAATATCTTTTCAGCACCTTTATATAGTTTGAAGTTTTTACGCCCATCTCTATATTTGATATTAACGAGTTTATTACCCATCTTATATCTAAACATAATAACGTTTTCTTCTTTACGAGTTTGTGGCATATATTCTTTGCCATAATAAACGTTACACATTATCACAGTTTCTTCAGATATACCTCTATCAGTAAAGAATTTTAAAATCTTTTTAGGCATACCATTACCGTCGCTATATATTATGTCTTCAGGTACTTCATAAGTTTTATCAGCTTTACCTTTTCGTTTGAAAGTGTGTAGCTGAAATGTTTGGTTACAATTGTGACAAGTTCCTAAGCCTCTTTCCCAGTCATACGAAGAACATTTAGCTTTCCTATTCTCCGGTTTCCTGGAAATAGAACACAGGGGACAAGTCCCCTGCGTTTTACCTACGTCTAAGCCATACTGATTAAATTCCTCAATTATAAAACCATTGATTTCTTTATCTTCGACTTGCATATATTTGATTTAATTAAAATGGTAGATCATCTCCGTCATCTACCTCAACGGCTTGTTGTTTTGCTGGTTGATCATCGTAAGGTATTCTGTCTGGAAACTCACCGTTTGTCCATACAACTCTTACATTACCAAGGTAAGTTTTAGCCGTTTTAGCTTCTCTTTCCTCTTTAGTTTGATCAACACAGACTGGACCTTGTTGCCCAAATTGATCTGGTTCATCATTGATAGTTATAGTAATAGGAAGATATTTTCCCTTCTTACCTTTAATTATCTTATCTTTTGGGATGTTATCCAAGTTTATACTTGCTTTTACTATTCCTGCCATAGATTATTTTTTAAGTTTGTTATAGTATTTATTTACAGATTGGACGTTCGTGAACAATGTTCTCAATTCAGGTGCTGTAAACTTTTTAACTCTCCTGATATCATCTACTTCCTTACAATAAGGATGAAGGTTGTCGCCTTGAGTTTTGTTTTCGTAAAATTCGCTTACTGGAAGGGTTAATCCAGATATTGTACAAGTTTTTGTCTTAGCCATAAGTCTAAAATTTATAAGGTTTGATTAATAAAATATTGCTGAGGTTTAAAATCCTCAGTGTTAAAAAATAAGTCATAAGCTTCTGCAGCTTTTTCAACTTTAGTTTTGCCAGAGCTATAAAAGTCCGGTGAACAGTCGAATATTCCTATCCTACCTGTTTTTTTATCGATAGCTATGAATACCATTTCATATCCAAATAACTCTCTGTAAATATAAGCTTGAGAGTCATAATTATATTTTTTAGCATTCCATCTAAATCCATCAATATCACTAGTAGTTTTAAGATCTATAATTAGTTCTTCTTCATGATTAAGTATATCAGCTTTACCTTTCCACATTGTTTCACATAATTCTGCTATACCTGGAACTTCGTATTCTACATTAGCTGCAACTGGTTGTATTAGCCCTCTGCATACGTCGTTGTCCATGATCTTTTCAACCAACCATTCGACCATGTCGGCTTCATGTTGTATTAAGCACAACTCTCCACCGGACATTTCTTTATAAACTTTTGTATTTCTACTGGTTGTTTCTATAATCTTAAAGTTTTTAACTTTGTCAGGTTCTAGAATCGCGGTATGAAAGTAACCACCAACTAAAAAGTTAGGATTACTCTTACTAGGTTTATGTAGCTCTAATGGATTAGAAAGCAACGTTTTGATGTCAGAATTACTTAAGTATTGTTTACCAAACTCACCATAATAATATTCATCATCACGAAGCTTTTCTAATATTTGTTCTTTGTTCATAACGTTTGTTGCAATAACTTTTCATCGCTTTCAGATACTATGTATTTCTTCTTAATAGTGTCAATACTACCACCTTTAGCTATGTATTCTTTTGCTTTTTTAAGTGCATCTTTGGTAAGCTTTTGTTTTGCACTACCATTTTTGCCGTGAGTGTTTGTCGCATCACTGTCTTGCGTATCGTCTATTAAGAATAGATTACCTAAAGCATATTTCTTACCGTATGAAGACGCAGCACCATATTGCTGTGGAGTTTGCATACCTTTTTGATTAAGGTCTACACCAACTATAGCAGTTGCTGATAAAGAGTTTTCACCGTCAGATAATGTAGCTGTACATTGTAACACAGGAGAAAATACTTCACCACCCATTTCAGGATAAGAAATTAATTCTTCATTAATTCTTACTGTAACTCCTAGCTCCTTTAAAAAGGGTTTTGTTGCTTCGAGGATGTCTTCGGCAGATCGGAAATAATACTTACCGAATGAGTTAAATCTTGATTTCTTTGATTTAAACTCAGTTTGGATTTTGGTTAATTTTTCGTTTATAGTCATTCGTTCATTTTTAAATTAAACCTATTGATATAATTACATATTAATATTGCAATTTACATTGCTAACTTACAGATAATCAATCACTTGCGAGTGATCTACATTTTCTATAAGTTTCTCTACAGCTTGCTTTTTTAGCTCAGAAACACGCACGTAAGCGCTTACTCCTGGGATAGATAGATACTCTGCAATTTTTTTAGCTGAATGCTTCTCGCAATCTAAACCATAACTTAGTCTAAGTACATGGTATTCTGCAACAGTCAAATGTTTCTTTAATAAACTCATTAAGTATGTATTTAATAAAGCCATATTATATGGTTCAGATTTATCAGGTATTTGATAAATCATATCTTCATCGTCTTTAGGTTTATTATCTATACTCAAGAATATACTGTTGAAAAACATTCTAACCATTTCCTTGTCTTTACCTCCGTCTTTTCTGATCTCATTTAACTTGTGCTCAGGTATACGCATCATAGCTCTATTTTTATCTATATTACGTCTGATCCCACCTTTAATTCTTTTAGCAAGAAAAGATTTTAAGGTTTTCTCTTGGTCTTCAGATTCTATTAGAACTAATCTATCTAATTTACCTACAGCTTTAATTAAACTAGCACTACCTTCTTGTATAATATCTAATATAGATAATGTACCTGAAGCCTCTTGTGCTGTAGAAAACTTACGAGATATATTCTCAACTAATGGTAGAAACAATGTAATTAGTTCTTTATCCGAATAATCAACCCAATCTCTTTTAGGTATTCTTTGAATGTTGAACTTAACGTCTTCTTTCCAACGAATGTAGTTTTTTACATTATACTTTTTCAAAGCTCAAAGTTTAATAGTTGTTTTTCTTTCTTCAGTTCATAAGGCATATTCCTATGAATAGTTCTCACAGAACAGTCTAACAGAGATGCTAATTCAATAATAGTTATTCTACGACCACAATCGTGAATATCTAACATGCATTCATAAATGTCATCTTCTTTGACTTTCTTTGTCTTACCTGACAACTGTCCCACAATCTTTAATTTTTCATCCACAGATAACCCGCAAGTAACTTTAAATATAATTTTTCTAGCTCTGTTTTTGGGTGGTCTTTCTAGATCACTCATATATACCTCGTATATAACATCAGCTAATAACTTATCAGTAACAGTGAATGTTACAAAACCGTTTTGCTTATAAGTAATATATTTAGCTAAACCTTCAAAGTCATCTGGAGATAATCCTGGGTTTAAGTACCATAAAACTAACAGGTGCCACTTAAGTGACTTATAAGTGTTGATCTTAGCTTTGCTACGAAACAGTTGATAACAATCGTGAGTACCGTGTTCAAAGTAATAACCCCAGTCATAAACTTTGGTTACGTTATCTAAACTTGGCTCTGTACGATATATAATCTTATGTCGATGCAAATAATCTAAGTTTCTATTATGTGACATTAGGCCCTTACTCATTTATATTAGGCCTATTGTCACAGTTAAGTGTTTGGTACAAAACACCTGAATTTAGGATTTTATTTTTTAATTTCTGTTTCATTTAAGTATATTTAATTACCTATTAATATTCAAGTAAACGCAATCGCTTATTGTATTTCTTATATAATTCAATTTTAACTGAAATATTATTCCAATCGTGGTGTGCTATACACATTTTATTTATATGAGGTTTACAGTCACCTAGCCAATCACAAGCTGTATTAAATATTTCATTATGTAATTCATTAATTCTTTTATACATATAACTTATATGCTGTGCTTTTCTAATTCGTTTTTTCATAAGGCATTTGTGTATATATAACTTCGTTTTTTCCAGCTACCACGTGTTTTTCTGCTATATAATAATTCCAGTAGGCTTTAACACTGCATGGATCTTTATACTCATCTGGCATTGCCTGTGGTGGTTGCACAAACTCATTACCTTGTATATGTACAGGTGGTCTAGCCAAAAAGTTTTTACATTTGATTATACTTAAATGTGTTTTACCATATCGTTTTGTATACTCATCACCTAATGCCATCATGTGATTATATAGCCACATATATGTAGACTTTGAACGTCTAGCCCATACTGTTGACGGATGGTTTAAATGAGCTTGTTTGTACGGCACGTTTTGTATTTGATCTTTATCACCATAACAATGATGAGCTGTACAAAGCATCTGGGCTGATTCTAAGATCATCTTTACAACATGTTTATTATATTGTAACTTAGCCGCAATAACTGGATCCTCGTGTAAATAAAATATATTCATTCGTAATTTCTTAAGCATTTAAACTGTGGGTGTCTGTAACTACCTGCTTTAGTTCTTTCGAAATAAGTAAAAGTTGCTACTTGACCCATATAATCATGTATATTATCTAATATATTAGTTAGATCTTGGTAATTATAACCTTTACCTGGAGGGCAACCGAATATATTACCATCTTCATCCTGCATAATAAACTTACCTAATGTACCTTCACGCTTGCCTTTACCTATTTCATAGTTAACGATTGTAGCTTCAGCATCACTAAAATCTTTAAACTTCATAAGATCCCATGACCTAGTTCCTTTATATAGTCCGTCAGGATTTCTATAAATAGATCCTTCATAGCCTTCATTTAAGAACTTTTCATGCCATTGTTTAGCTTTATCTATATCTTCAACATGCACTGTTAAAGTTATTTTTACATGATCTAAGTTTAAGAAATGTCCATTGTATGTAGATTGAGCAATTGTATCAATCAATGTATCTAATCTTTCTTCATAGTTTGGAGGCCAAATGGAAAATCCATTTTCTACAATAAGATCATTAGGTGACACTATATCATATACATGATATTGTACTAGTTTTTCTGCCTCATCTTTATGGTCTTGTGTGGGTTTAGTTTTTCTTACTAATGAAATAATCTTTTCAAAATCATCTTTCAAGTCATGATTATATAATTCTCCATCTAATATCATCCATGGATGTTGTTTAAACAATGGTTTTAAGGTTTCTTTGATATGATCTACATTTTTAAACTCTTTACCTGTTCTAGAAAAAGCTCCCTCTTTTGTAAATACACATCTAACTCCATCAAGTTTAGGTTGTAATAGAGCAGGGAATACTGCTTTATCAGGATTAAACTTATGGGCTAACATTGGTTTTATCATAATTTTTCTAATTTTCTTTGTACTGCTTTTAATTTTCCAAGGATAACTGCAGCTTTTTTATAACCGTCAATTGAATCTTCACCTTCATACATCATCATAAGCGTCTGTAATCTAGCTAATTCTCCAACTAACATTTCTTCTTCAGTTATAAAATACTCTGAGTCACCCATAATAAGTTCATTTAAGATCTTACGGTGTACTTCTTCGTGTCTTTCGTCTTCTAAATCTTGTGTAGGTTTAAACTCATCAATACCTAAATTGATCATAAGTTTACTAACTATAAGATCAGAAAGTTCATTTAACTCTTTTTTTGTCATAATCTATAATATTATTATCTAATAGATGTCGTATTTAGTTTGTAAATCCAACGGAGTTCCTACAAATATAACTTCTTTCGAATACACATCGTAAATAGATATATAAGTTGACTCACCTTCTTTTGGATATACAGTGTAAATATATTCTTCCATACAATCACCAGGCTCACCATCACAGGTTTCTAAGTAAATTCCACCAGCGTCATCTTTAAAATGTTTAACTAATTGAGCCGCTAAGCAACCTGTGCCATTAGCAACTTTTCTAGATTCATTTAATTTTAAACCATTTACTGTTACAAATTCACTCAAGAAGTCAGCTAAATCTTGACCGTGACCTTCTGGATAACCGTCATATTGTCTATACATATTAACCACTGCTTTTTCAGGGTGCAAATGACCATCTGCGTAAGATAATCCTTTTTGCCGTGGTATCACCCTTGTTAAACTTCTTGTTCCCATATAATTTAATTTTATAGTTATTAATGTCTTCTAACACGAAAAGCCCATACCTTGTGAGTATGAGCTACGCCGCGGCGCGATGCCTTTGCTATTTCGTGTCAATCTAGTAATACCATATATGCTTCTGCATTATTTGATCTAAACCAACTTATTCCTTTAGCCATTTCTTCCTGAAATTCAGCTGTATTAGGGTTAAATGGCCCACCAAATGCATCAACCATAAGTTGAGCACCTATAATCATATCATATATAGATAGTTCTAGATTATTTAATTTATATTCTTGCCCACTAAATGGGTTTTGTACTGTTCCACCTTCCGTATAGACAGTTCCGTGAAACCATTTAGGCGTTTTCTGTTTCTTCTTCGATTCCATATTCTTCTTTTAAATCATTTAATTCTTCTTCAGTTATATCTACATCTAGTTTATCTATTATTTCATCAACATATTCTTCAAATAGATGAAATAATTCATTGTCTAAATCTAGATCATCATATAAATACTCATCTACATATATACTTGTATTATAGTACTCAAATAATTCTACAACTTGATGACCTAAATCATGGTGATAGTAATAAACATTATCATTAACACTTACAAATTTATCTCGTGTTGGTTTTAAAACATGTATACTATAACCATCTGCTGTTGTTTCTTCATAACAATGATAATCAGTGTTAAGCTCATCATCCATTTTTTTAGTTATCGATGAGTCAAAAAACTTTTCTAATAACTCTATTTTTCTTTCTAAATCCATTTTATTGTATTTTATACTTATGCCCGTCAACTACAACAGATATAGATTGTTCGTAAAATCTATCTCTATGTACAACTTTCTCTTTTACGTGTATTTTACTATAATAGTTTTTAAGTAAAAATTTAAATAGATATTGTAATCTATGTTTTCTCTTTGGTATTAATTGACGTTTGTGAGTGTGATATTTACCCCATTCATGTACGTAAGTTTTATCAATTACTTTTTTATTTAATTGATATGGTGAACAAGCATTTAAGCTTCTCACATAACCCGTGCTATACTCTGCAAATCTCATTTTATGACCTTTATATTTTTCAAAAGGTATTTCAAATACAGTAGTACCGTTTTTTCTTTGTCTGTCCGTAGTAACATCTTTAATACCCATTACTTCAAACATTTCTAATATTTCTTTAATCTTCATGATTGTAATCTAAAAATAAGTGTTCACCCCATTTAAAATCATATACATCTTTTGCTATAGTATCTGTGAAAGTATGTAATGTTTGTGAGTCTCTAATTCTAAGATCAGTGTAATGGTATTTACTTTTTAGTAAATTGATCATTCTATCTACAACTACACTATAAGCTTCGTCTTGATTTAATAATCTTGCTTTCACTTCTGGTCTTAATCTTTCGTATAAAGTTAATCTTTTCATTTAATTTTCCTTTCTAATGGTTTATAATTTTTTGCTAATGTATTCCATATAACCATAAGTGCTGTCATACCGTATACATGCATACTTGGATCTGTTGATCTTTCCATTACCATTTTCGCATAATCAAAAGCTTCCATAACGGTTTCACGATCGCCAAACATAGGTTGTGGATTTAATTGTTCATGCCTGTTTTTATGCAATGCTTTTTTAATTTCCTTTTCCATATTTTACTTCTTTGTAAATTTTAGTTTGCATCAAGTCAAAAGCAACTTTATCTATGTTATCTGTTTTAACAGTTTTAGTAGTAACTTTGTTATCTTGATCTTTCAATTTTAATTTAAATGTTTTCATAATTATATTATCAATTGCTATTCGTATTTAATTTGTAAAAAGTTTTGCATCTAACGCACTGATTCCGTGCTGCTTATATAATCTAAGCACTTCATCACTGTCGTCAACAGCTAAAACTACATTTGTAGGTTGATCTAAAGTAATACCTAATATTCTATCCATTTTCCATTGTGGAGTGTATAGGTATTTACTTTTCTGATCATTGCCTTTTAGTATAATTTCATCGTAACCAATATTGTTTTTAAGTAACCAATCAGTGGTTGCCTTTAACATTGTAACTGGTCTAGCAGACAATATTAAGTGTTTTACGTTAGGTAAATTATTTAAATGCTGCTTAAGAGTTAATACTATAGGATTTACTTTGTCAAATTGAACTAATTCAGGTGAAAAAAGAACTTCATAATTCTTATTAGACTTTTCAAATAAGTCTTTCCTGAAACTTAGATCAACTAATGTATCATCTAAATCCCATACAATCCATAATGTTTTGTCATCTTCACTCATATTACCAAGTTTTAGGGTATTTATTTAATATTTCTTCACTATATAAATGTTCTTGATCGTTGTAGAATACATCTTCCCACCATCTTATGTTCATTCTAAACCTAGGTATAGCGAATCTATTTATATCCATGTCGTGTATATAAAACAACAGGTCGCTTCTGCCACCTGTAGTATCTTCTTTACCTGGATCAGGTAATGTATATGTTTGTTCTGCAAACTTAACTTTAACACCGAAATTCTCTTTGAAAAATTCTTCAAATTCATTTATATCATCGGGTGGTAAAGTAGCTGGCAAAACACATAGTTGTTTATAATTCTTCATGTCTTAGTCTTTAAAAAAGTTTTCAATTTGATTTAGTAATTTATCAGTTAATTGCTTCTTTCCATTTTCTTCAACGTCTATAATAATTATAGCTTTGATAAGTTGTGAAAGATAACAAGTTTGTGGACTACCATATTGTTTCACACTGGCATATCTTTCAAAAATACGTTCCAATTTTTCCTTTGTAATTACCTCATCTCCATTAGAAGTAGAATATCCTCTATATTTATTTCTTGCTTTTCTAATTATTTCATGAACCTCTTCAACTAAGTCATTTACTTCAGCATTAAAATGCTTATTAATTTTATTTTCTAATACCTCTTGCGTAGTCATTTCTTACCTCCTTTTTTCTTTTTAGACATTTTAAACTCATTTACCTCTTGCTTTTTAGCTTTGATTTGAGCTTGACATTTCTTCATTTCAGGTTTCATCTTACGTTCTTGGTAAAACTGATTCCAAGAGTATAGATTTTGTAATTCTTTAATTAATTTATACATTTTACTATATTTTATAGTTATTAGATCTACCTCGTGCAGATCTTTTTAGCGCTAGAGAAAGGAATCGAACCTTTCATGCTGCAGCAGTCGATAGTATAACACACAAGTGTGACTATCACCTGACCTAGCGTCAGTTAGCAAGTGCACTGCTAACATTAACAGTATTCACCTCATCGGCAGATAACATAGTCATCTCATCGGTAGTGATCTCTGTTTTATGTTAAACGGGGTTCGCTTTATTTCACGCTATGAGTCCCTTTTCTTTTTAATTTGTTTACCAAAGTCTCTTCTATCAACAAATTCCTGTTCTTTCTTAGTCATTTTGTGATAAGTTCCAGTTTTTTCAAAAAAGTCGCATAAACGACCTGTGTTCATTCTTCTTGCCATAATTAATTTATTACGTAGGTATAACCTTTATAGTTAAACCAATGATTACATTCTTCAGGTATATTACCTATTTTATATCCTTTATAGACTTTTTTTATTGCTAC